TTTATCGTCTAGCTCCTAACTGATATTCTAACTGAAATCCTTTAAGTGAATATGGTGCAGTTGAACCACCATCATTCACTCTTAATGCTACAGCAAATCCTGAACCTTCTACTGCCTGTCTAACTAGTGGTTGTGAAGCACCACCATATGTAGGTACACCATAAACTGCAGTACCATATACAGCAACAATGTCTCCTGAATCTAAGGGATACGCTGCAGGTCTTGCAGATGAAGCTGCCTCATAATCGTATCTTACAAATAAATCTGCATCTATGGCTGCTTCAGGTTTATAATTCACAATAACCCTTTGCATATGCTTTCTTATTCCGGGATCATTAAAAGTTAAATCAGGACTTCTATATTTTCCTGATATAACTGTTCCATCAAAGTCGTTGCCTGATTCTTGTCTATATATATAACCATTAGAATATGCACCATGTAAAACTATAACATTACCTTCTGATACAAAGTGGTCTGTACTTGCAGGTTTAATACCACGTATTTCTGCAAACTCAAATCTTTGTCCTCGCATAACACATATAATCCCTTTTGTTAAAGTTTCATCTGTGTTAGCTTTAGTAAAGAATATTCTATACTGTGTTTTATCAGGTATTACTATGCTATCAAATTCTGACGCACTAGCTATATTGTCATTAAATATGGACTGCACATTAGAGCTTATAGTACCCAACTCCACGTCACCGATTCTAGCTGTACCTGCGATGGTACGCAACCCATCAGGACCAAGGAATATAAGATCACCTGCAAATTCTTGAATAGTGTCACCATTTATACACCCTATATCTCTTGTTACATCTGTAACTGCAAAGTTTGAACTTGAGCTACCTGACAGTTTAAATATTCTAGTTTCACAAAATACAAATAAATCTTCACGGAATACTTTAAGTCCTGTTATTTCATCGTCAACTTTAAAACTACCTGCACCTGAACCACTGCTAAAGGCATCTTCATCAAAAGGTTGACTAAATATTACTTCTTGCTTAGTGGTTGATTTACCTGCATAAAACATATGGTTTTTAAACGATACAACAAACTTAGAACCTGCTACTGAGCTTTCACTTATATCTGTCGCAGATAGGCTTGAGTTAAATACTGTTGGTGCATTTACACCATCTACTACGACTATTTTATCTGTGCCATCAAAGTTAAATCTTTCAAATCTATACTTTAATGCACCTGTTCTACCACTATCAATGCTAGTCCAAGATGATCCTCCGGGGTTAGCACTATATATACTAGTCCCTCTAGCTGCTAATACTTTACTACCAAAAGTAGCTACCATTAAAACTTTCTCTGAAGCAGAAGCAGTCTGTGGCACAACTGCTGTTACATATTTAGAGAAACCATTTATTCTTCTGTAGCCACCCTCAATGTCAGGCTCAAAGTTTTCTAACTCTAATGCTTCTCCCGGTTGCATCATAAAGGTAGATTTATTTAATATTAAACCACCTTCACAGTTAAAAGGTAAGGCAGTTGTCTGTGATAAATCTGCCATTAGTTAAGCCTTGCATTTAACGTATTTGCTCCATAAGTTCCTGCTCTAGGTATGTATGTAGAACGAACATATTGATATTTATTTACTAGTAATGTTTGTATGTTTTTTATACCCTGTTCAAATCTTTGAAAGTTTAATTGATATTGTGTTGTTTCACCTCTATACTGATAAACAAAAGCAGTTGCTCCGTCTACAATAATAGCATCAAATCTTTCAGGTATACTTGTTGTATCGTCATGAGCAGACATGTCTGATGGAAAAGTAAAATGATCAAACTTTACAGCATATGATCTGTTGGGGAAAGGGTACAATAAGTAATTGTTATCAGGTGTTCTAATTACGTGTTCAGGAACACCCCCTTGGTCAAACTGTGCTACTGTTACACCACTAGCTATAGAAGCTGCCGTAGTGCCACCTGCACCTCTTGTACATCCTGTGAATGTTGTGCTACTGCCTATAGCAGTGTATGTAATTTCTTCATTGCCTATGTGCAGTGTACCTGCAGAGTCAAACCCTGTTGTACTAGTCACTGTTATTGTTGTTACACTGTCTGTGTGTGTTGTGCTAGTTGTTGTTGTCTGAATTTCATCTTCTTGATCGCTAACAGAATTTATGTATTCGTTGTAGTCTAATTGTGATAATCTATATCCTGAGTTACCTAAATCACTATCTTTGACGATTCTAAATGTATTGTAGTCTACAGTCTTAGCAGATGTCGGTATGCTATATCTAACAACACCTGCAGTTAGTGTTTTTGTTTCTGTAGCATGATTAAATGGATAATTAAACTCTCTTTGATTTATGTATCTTACAGAGTCATTTACTGCATTTTGTGCCTGAATTTGTATTCCCCTAGCACTAGTAAAGTTAGATGAAGTTAATTGCACTTCATTTAATCTAGCCAAAGTTGTATTTGTAAGTGAGAGAAATGTTCCTGACATTATAATTCCTATAAGTGTAGGAGAGCAAGTTACCCTGCTCCCCTAGAAAAATTAAGCTAATTGGTCTCTATCAACTTCATCAGGCTTGTCTAGTAATCCATGCCCATTACAATCAATGATTGTAGCATAGACTCTAATTCTACCTGCTGTAGCTGCCGCAACTAACTTGACATCAATAGTATCGGTAGTTCCGATAAATTGAGTATAGGTAGGAGCAGAGCCTGTACCTATAATGTTAGTTTGACCATTAGTACCTTTTGCTAAGTAACCAGCAGAAGTAGTGTCACCACCATCAATGATGTCATCACCTGCTGCAAAGTCAACGTCAATAGTTACACCTGAGTTAGTAACTTTCATTACTTCAACACCTGCGTTAAGGATTAAACTACCTGCCTGTATTTCAAGAGCTTGTAGAATGTCACCATCTGCAAATGTTAAACCACCTGCAATTAAGGCATCAAAGTCAACGTAAGTTTCTAAAGTTTTAACTACGTTAGTATTCTTAGCCGAAGGGTATGCTGCGATTACATCTGATTCTACACCAGTTGTATCTTTAGAAGTTAAATCATAAGTTGCCATTTATACCTCCCTTACCCTACGTTATACTTGGCAGTAACGATTGCTTCAGGGCGAAGAATCTTTCTACCATACATATGCATACCACGAACAATATCAGCAAAAGAATCAGGGTCTCTATAAGTCTCTGTCTTGTTGATTTGCTCGGCAGTAGCTACTGCTGAACTATGTCCTGCAACGATAACACCAAAGTTTGTATTTTGGTTAGCAGTTCCAGATGTTCCCGGACCTGTACCGACTGAAGGTAAGTTATTGGACATATACACGTCAAAGCCATGTATCTTTCCAACAGATAAACCTGCTCTTAATGCACCTGACTCACCGAAGTCACCATTTAGAAGACGTGAATCTTCATCCTTTAGAACTTCAATAAAAGTTGGGTGTAGAACAAGCCATCTACCATCAGTGTCTACAAACTGTGTATCTAACAATCTGCCCATTCTAGCTATAACCTGTAAAGGAGTAGCTGTAGCAGTTGCTTGTGCAGTTGCACCACCTAGTCTTGGAGCTATTGGGATAGAGTGGTCACCAGCACTAGAAGTAGTGATGTTACCAAAGCTATCTTTTCTTAGCTTCATGCTTGTCAACAATTCGTCTGAACCTGCAGTTGACACTGCTTTAGTTCCATTAACTGTTGCGTTAGCTGAACTTGCTACAGCATTGTTAGATGCTTGTGCAAATCCTGATAGGTAACCAAGAACGTCTTGGTCATAGTTGTCTTTAAGTCTGTAACCTGCTCTGTCACTTGCTAGTTGAGAGAAGTTTACGTGACTGTGAGCCTCTTCAATATCGTCTATCTTGAAAGCAAAGTAATTCGCTTTGTCAATAGTCAATGTGAAGTCCTCATCATCAAGGTCTTGAGGTTGTACGTTTGCACCTCTAGCATATTCCTTGACAGTGATCTCTGGCTCTTTGATAATTTTTACAGAATCACCCATGTTGGATATCTCTCCAAAATAATCGGAGTTAGTGATATTTTCAACAACGGAAGTTTTTCTGAAGGCTAACTGAACCTGCTTAGAGTAAATAACTGGGGAGAAATTACCATTAGGCAGATTACCATAACCTGCTGCAGTTTTAAATGCCATTTTTATCTCCATTGAAATAAACAAATGTATACATAAAGTATACGACAGTTTTACTCGTCATCGGCTAATAGTTGTGAGGTGTATGCTTAATAGCTACTTAAACATAGGCTCATACCATCAGGTAGGCTTTCAAGTGTAGTATAGTATGTGAGTTGTCCACGTGGAGAGGTCACATTTTTAGTTACCTATAGTTATACCTATAAATAACACTTTGTCAACTAATTATCTAGCAGAACCAGATACATCGTAGACAAAATTACCTGATCGGATAGATTCCATGATTGTATCTGCATTCTTTTCGTATTCATCTGCAGACATTCTCTGTACTTCCGACTCTAAAATCTTATTGGTGTTTCCTTCAGGATCAGGAACAGACCTAGTATTTTTTGCTTTAACTTCCGAAGCAGCACTCTTACTACTCTTTTTCGTGTCTTTCTTGCCAATGCCTCTATCTGATTTATATAGATCAATAGCTCTAGCTGCTGATCTTGCATCGTTGTCGTTTTCATAAAGTGCCTCTTGTACCCATTTCGGTTGTTCGTCTGCCCATTCGTGAAAGTCATCACTATCTCTTATATCTGCAAAATCAGGATGTATCTTCAGTAATTCTACTTCTGCACGTTCCTTTGTAGTTCTTGCATTTAATTCATCAATCTCTTTGATTCTTTTTTCTAAAGCATCAGATTGTTCTTTTGCTTTCTTGATAGCGATTGTTTCTACTATTCCTGCTACATCAGGATATTCTTTTGTCCAATTTTCTATCTCGGCTTCTGTCTTAGGTAACTTTATCTCTTTCTTAGTTGCCTTTTCTAGTTGCCCTTTTAACTCGTCAAGTTGTTTTTGGAACTCTCTTTCTTTTTCTTGAGAGTGTCTACGTAGGTCTCCGTAACGCTTTTTGAAAGTTCTTTCTTCAGCGTTCTTCGGTTTTTCCTCATCCTCTGCTTTCTCTTCTGTAACAGGTTCTTCAGCTTCACCTTCAACTTGTTTCTTTAGTTCTTCAAGCTCCTGCTCATCTTTTTTAATTCTATCTTCATGAGTAGAACGCTTTTCCATAAATGCTTTTTTATTTGGTGTAGCATCTACCACCATTTCTTGTGCTTGTTCTGCCATTGTTTTCTCCTAGGGTTATCGTAGCCATATCGTTGGGGGATAAGTAGCTAGTATGTGGATTATTTACGTGAAGCTAATCCACCTCGCTTCATATACTTTTTCTTTAATTTACCTGATGTTTTGCGTTTAGTTATAAGAGAACCTTTAGCGACCTCTTCACCTCCCATAGTTCCAGAGTCATCTGAGCCATAACCTCCTCCACTATCAGGTTCACTTCCTCCTGAATCATCCGATACATTACTAAAGTTAGGAGAAGAAGGTGCTGATCCACCACCAAAAGTTTCATCAACATTAAATCCTGCTTCTGCAGCAGCTTGTGCTTTATCTCTATCAGATACAACATCTGACAAATCTTGAGTAACTCCAGAATCAGATGAACTGTCAGAATAATCTTCAAACGCTTGTCTTGCTTTAGCCGATCTCTCTTTCATCTCCATATCTTTTGTCATCATATCTTTTGCTAGTTGTGTAATCTTTGATCTTGACAATACATTAGTTCCTTTAGCCATTAAGTTAGCTTTAACTACACTCATACCATATGTTCTGTTAGCTTTGCTAATAAGGTCATCCGTATTTAGAGGATTATCATTTGAATCTGTTAATACGTTTTTAACCATGTCAGATGATTTATTAAGAGATTCTGCTAAACTATTTCTTTCAATATCATTCATACTAGCTAAATTAAAATTTTGTCCGTATTTATTCACCAGATTATCTTTAAATTTACCCATAACCTCTTTTTGAAACTCTAGTGTCACATTATTAATATCTACATTACCTGTTATACCTCTCATAGTTGCACCTTTTAAATCAAATAGGTTCAACTGTCCAAAGGCAATGTCCTTTAATGCAGTATCTAGTTTATCCATATCAAATATAGATTTGTAAGATAGAGGAGCACCTGTTAAATCAACTGCAGATGTTTTACTTCCATCTCCACCATCATCGCCACTTTCTTCTGTAACTCTAGTTGTTTGTGGTTTTACATCTGTAACTTTAGGGTCTACCACTTTTTCTTCTTCAGGGTCTACAAAGGTATAACCTTCAGGTATTGGATATATAGGTTGTCCATCTTTGAATGGTATCTGTAGCTTCATACCTGCTTCGTTAACATATTCACGAAATTCGTCATACTGTCCGGGTCTTCTGCCTATCAATGTCTGAAAGGTAGGTGTTGTTCCCATATTCTGTTGCCCTGTTTGTGCAGATGTTGTTAAAGGTCTGAACCCACCTAGAGGTGCAGGTGCAGGGGGTGGTATGTTAGGTGCTACATAATTAGGTATATTCGTTGCAGATGGTAATGCTTGTCCTGTAAACTGAGAAGGTGTTGTCGTTATACCTGCTCCCGGAGCTACAAATGTTCCTGCTTGTGCCCGTACAACTCCACCTTGATTATACTCCTGTTCGTCTTCCATGTCAAGGTCATCTATAGTAAAAGGCATGTCATCAGGTAAGGTGGCTTCATCACTGTTACCCATCTGACCCATCTCTTCCATACGCTTGAGTCCTGCTTTAGCTTCCTGTCTTAACGTCATCAACTTTTCAAGACCTATGAATCTCACTACGTCTGCAGGAAACACGAACTCTCCTTCACTTAACTGTGCAGGTATGTCATCTCTCACTTCTTCTTGTGTAGAACCCGGTGGAACATCGTTTCCTGATACAGGGTCTACTGTACCACCTTCATCTTTGAGTCCACCTTCTTGAAATAAGTCCATTTGTTTTTTCATGTCTCCACCTTTTGCTAAATTTTTTATAGATACTTTACGCTTAACCTTACCTGTTATGGGGTCAGTTCTTGCTAAAACATCTTGTCTTTCTCGTTCTGAACGAGTCAATCCCATCATGTCAGACGGGGGTGATTTTTGACGCATTTCTTTTTGCACTTTTTCTATGTCAGACTTTGTTGCTTGTCCTGTATCCATAGACATTAATGCTCTTAAATTACGCCTTTCCTCAAATCTTTTTTGTACAAGATTCGCCTCTTTTTCGCCATATACATCTCTGTAGCTTTTATAAGCAGTGTCATATTCATCATCTAATATTTTTTTGTTTTTATAATGACGTTGAATATTTGAAAAGTAAGACCTAAGAACTTGCTCTTTTTTTACGCTTGATAAACCTACACCTGCTCTATCTAAGTTTCTAATCTCTGCTTTAATTATAGAATTTATAGCACCATCACTAAGGTTAGGATTTTCTTCAAATGCTAGTTTAACATAGTTAGATACTTTATCTAATCTATCTCTACCTGATAAACCTGTTAATGCATTTTCAGATTCAAATTCATTAAAAAACCGAAAGTAAGACTGATCCAATAATTCATTATTAGTTTTTATATCTTGTTCATAACCAGAACGTATAAAATTTTGTGTAGCACTACCTCTTGTAAATCCTTCTCTTCCTTGAATAGCATGTTGTATTTCGTGAAGTAACGTGCTTTCTAGTTGATACTCGTATAGTTTATCTATATTTTTAAAATCTTGAGCCTTATTTGCAGCATCAAGTGTAGCATTATATATTCTGTCTGTGTATAAAGTTATCACATCACTAGATGGAGTGTAAGCAGCTAATGCCCTTCCATCTTCATCTGTCCCTTTTCGTAGTACAACAGATACATTTTTCATAGGTTTATAGTTATATCTAGATAATAATTTTCTAACTTTTAAAGGCTCAAAATATTCTTGATATAATCTGTCAAACTTTAATATACTAGAAAGAGCTACAGCATCTCCATCTTTTGCATTTTTTATTATATTAAGACCTTTTAACTCTGCATCTGTAGTATCTATTTCCCATCTAAACTCACCATCTGATCCTTTATACACACCTGTCATTTCAAATAGTTCATCAGGATTATATTTTTTTGTTTTATCTAACTCCCTATACTTTGTAATCTGTTGCTTACCTGTAGGAGTTCTATTTCCTGCCATGCTCATTCTAGTTGTTTTAGGAGCATTTATAAATTCGTCAGGTGGTATAATATTAGGTGCTTCTGTAGTTATTGCTTTTTCTTTATCTAACAGTTTTTTTGTTTGCTCAAGTTGATCTACAGGTTTGGTTGCACCTACAGTTTGTGCTGCTAAATTATCAGGTGGTGGCAGAGTAGAATCTTCAAATAACTTTTTAGCACCTTTGTAGGTATCGGATATAGTTTCACCAACTAGTTTAGCACCTTTTACACCTGTTTTAGCTACACCCCCTAAAGATACTAATTCACCTAAAAACTGTGCAGGTCTAGTTGGATCAGATTTTATACCTGTTAATTCTGTGAATCCTTTATCAAAAGCATCTCTACCATACTTTTCTTGCACTGCATCTAACTGTGGCTTTATTAACTTTGAGAATTGTGCGATAGTTGTATCTGCACCATATTTAGCTATAGCATCGTTTGCCATGTCTGCTAAATCTATTATATCAGAAGGTAGACCAAGAAGACCTGTTACAGGACCTATTGCTAAACCCTGTAAACCTTCTTTTGTCTTTTGAGCCATCAGAGCCTTTTCAGTCTCCGTTTTAGGCTCTCTTTCTTTTCTTCTAGTTTCAACTGACATTCTTTAAAACTTCATCCCTAAGTAATTTAAGTTTCTTCAAAGATGCTACTGCACCTTGAGAACGATACATGATAATATCATTATCTGCTTGTTCTAATATTTTATGATGTTGCCCAACTAGAGCATCAACATAATTACTGAATGCCTCCCATTGGTGGTTGTTGCCCACCATCGGCTTGAGCTTGTTGAGTATTTGCTTGTCCACTATCTTGAGGTACTCCTGTAAATCCTTGTTCACCCGGAATAGGTGCTTGACCTGTTCCTATAGTTGCTCCACCTGCTCCTGTAGGATCACTTGGGTCTGCTCCTGCAGGTGGTTGTTGAGGTTGTCCTTCAGGTGCAGGAGCTTGAAATTCTTTCATAAGCTCTGCCTGAATTGCTGCCTCATCCATATTGTTGGTAACTTTATCAGGGTCTAAGTCCATAGATTTTGCTATCTCACGTATGATATACTGAAACTTTGCAAAAGGTGCTAATGCAGGATTAGATGATACTTGCAAGAATTGCATCAATCTCTGTGACCTAACTTCGTTTGCCATTAGACTTTCTGTGCCTCTAGCTTTAACTTCTAAGTCCCCTTTTATTTCAGGACTAAAGTCAAACTGCATATTAAATCTAAAGAAACCCTCTGCTAATGGTCGCAGTAAATAGTCATCTACATTTTTTATAACAGTCTTAATGCTTCCTGAAGCTGCATTCATAAGCATTGATATACCTGAAGCAGTTCTACCCACCCCTGTCACTCCTGTTTGACCATGAGCAAATGATGGTAATCCTGTACTTTCATCTGCTAATTGTCTAGCTTTATCAAATAACTGTATGTTTTCATTTGATACGTTTGGGAACTTAGTGCCAAATATAGCCTGTCCCGGAGCACCACCCTGTCTTCTAAACACTTTACCCGGATACACAGATAAGTCTTGTCCCGGAACTAAATTAGTTTCATCTACTTCTATGAGCAGGTTTCCTGATAATACTGCATTATCTACTGCCATTCTCATAAAACCATTCATTAAAGTTTGTGTGTCATCCATATTTTCTGCTATACCTACACCAAAGAAAGAGTACGGATTTAGCTCATAAGGAACTGCCATATATGGTATCTTTGCAGGTTTGAAAGGATTAAGAACCATTCTTATTAATTTACCATCGCAAATCCATATATTAGCTTGTAACTCATCAAAGTCTTTTAACTCATCAGGTATCTCTACTTCATTATCTACTAGAAGTTGTGTGTCACACATACCCCAATATTCTAATACCTCAAAGCGATATACACCATGTTCAGGTGCGTAGTCAGACAAGTCATCTTCCCAATACTTTTTAACATAAGATTCTCCTGACTCAACTACTTGATCTATAACGCTTGATCTAAAGTAAGGTCTCTTTTTTAGTGAACGCAGTTGTGATCTAGACATCTTGTGTCTCTCAATAACATACTGTGCTTCATCCATGTTATTAGCATCAGGATCAGGATAAAAGTTCCAAACAGATACATGTGATGTGGAAGGAACTGTTTTAAATTTAGGATTGTATTCACCCTCATCATCCCAATTAGGATATTCTTTATCTATAGCAAAAGGACCCTTCATAACCCCTGTACCAAACAAGGACATTTCAAAAGCAGTGCTTCTTAATTGCTTAGTAGCACCTGACTCTTGAAGCTGATCCATTATCTTTTGCTCCATATTTTTCGCAGCCACCATAGATGGACTAAATGTTATTGATGTGGGAGTTTTACCTGTTTCACCTTTTAATCCTTCAATACCTTCTAGTTTTTCTTGAAGAGGTCCAAGACCTTCAAGTAAACTTTTTTCGGTAGCACCTTTTGGAAAATCTTGTCCATCACCTTCAAAGCCATACGGAGAAGTTTCTTGACCCCTGCCACGCAACTCTTCAGGCTCTTTCGGATCAAAGCTAACATCTTTAAGTACACCTTCGGGTAGAATCGTTGGCTCAACGCTAATAGGAAATTTGTTACCTGCAAATAATACGTCAACAATTTGTCCGTAAGCTGCGAGAGTTTTGGTTTTGGTAACTTTGATAAATACTCTAGACTTTTCTGCTTCAGTAAATTGAACATCACTTCCGTATATCCCCCTGTAATTTGTATATGAACGTAACCATCGTTCTTCATCATTTCTTCTGTAATCTTCTGCTCTGTCATATCGTTCTTGAACAAAAGGTATGATGCCATTTACACCTGCATCAGCGATTACAGGATCATCTGTATCTTCTAATGCTATTGCATCATCTTCAATCATTATTTCATTATTTTCTTCTGCCATTTTAATATCCAAAAGTTGAGTCTGCTATAGGCATACCTTGCGATGGTCTACCTACAGGGTCATAGTCAAATATACTAAATCTAGGTCTTGACATAATACCATATCTTAACGCATCGTAAATATGATCTTCTGCCTTAGTGTCCACATCTTCAGGGTTTCTTTTATCTAAAGGTATGGCAGGTAGTTGTGATATAGCATTTGTACATGTGTTAAAAAACACCATTCGTGGTTGTTCTGTAAAATCATCTATCTGCAATCGTCTATGTATTTCGTTCTTACCTGCTACACGACTGCCTTTACTTCTATCTGATGGTCTCCAACGACATCCTCTTTGTATCATTTGTTCTGCCAAAGAAGGACCTGTGTCACCACGTTTATGCCAAAGAGAGCTATCTAAAACTCCATACTTCATAGTTCCATCTTCAGCTTCTAGTTCTAGTATCATATCTGCCAAATCTGTGGCAAGGACTTTAGAAACATACAACTCTCTATATACAATAATCTGCTCGTCTGGAGAAACAGCAAACCACAACACACCACTATAAGAACCATAACCATAGTCACAAGACCTAAACTTAACCCAATTTCTTGGAATTGAAAAAGGTTCAACAACATGAATATCTCTATTAAACTCAGTAAAAGCAGCACCTTCTTTAATATCCCAATCGCCCTCAAGCAACTGCTTCTTTTGTTGTTCAGGTAAGGATAGAAGCATTGCTTCATAATCACCTTGACTTGAGAGATACGGATTATCAGATAACCTAGCAGGTATGAATCTTCTTCTAAATAGTGCTTCACCTGCTTTTTTGTGGTTGCTAGGATACTGCAGAACCTGTCCTGTCTCAATATTTGTGGCATCAAAAGTCTTTCCATAAGGTGCAGGGTCAATAAACATTTTCTTGACCCACTGATGTCCCGGACCTCCGGGGTTCGTTGTTGCTCTCATATAGACAGGTAAATCAGGAGCAGTAGAACGAAGTCTTGACCTCATGTAGTTCCACGAATAGGGTGTTGCCCATTGTGTTAGCTCATCAAAGCCTATCCAACTAAAGGCTAAACCTTGATATCTTAGAACGTCATCATCTCTGTCTAGATAAGACATCCATAGTCTTGCACCTGATGGTGCTTCCCATTGCATCTTTCTTTCCGACCACTTGATCCCCTTCCATATTTGAGGATATAATTCTTTTGACTTAAATATAAGTTCTCTTAATTCTTCTGTTGTATGTCGCAGTAACAAACCACTGAATGATGGATGACCCATATAACGTAGTGGGTCTGCTAACATGGCATAACTTTTGCCACCACCTGCACTGCCACCATATAACACTTCTCTTTCAGAAGCTGCAAGAAACTCTGTTTGAGGTCCTTCATTTGGTTTAAAGATAACATTTTGTTCTGCTATAGGAACATCTTCTATGTCATCTGCAATTTTTATTTTAGGCTTTTGCTCCTGTTCTGCCTTCTTCAATCGCTTTCGCTTTTTGGATTGCTTTCTTGGCATACTCGGACCATTTTCTAAGAGTTCTAGCTTGGTTCTTACGTTGTTGCTCATGCATTAATCTTTTTCTTAATCCCACGTGAGATATCTCTCTGCCTGTTTTTGTTGTTAGCCAATTAGCTACCTCACGATATGAATATTGTTTTACATATTTTCTAGCTAAGTCTATAGCTTCTAGTTCATAAGGCACAGGATCAAGTAACTCATTATCCTCTTCATTAATTGTGTAACCAAAAGGTATAGTTCTTGCTATACGTGGTATCTGTATCCAATCTTTTTGTTCTTCATCTTTTAAATCTGTGGGTTGTGGTAACTTCCACTTACCTAAACTTCTATCCATCACTCTGTTTTGGTGGTAGCAACATCACTCCACCTGATGCTTCCACTTGAACCTTTTCAGTTTTAGTTAAACCTACCCTGTCTAACAATTCTTTAGCAGCAGATAATCTATCTCTTATACCGAGTTGTGTAGGTTCATCAACTCCACTCACCATAGCCACTGCTGCCTTCGGAGCATTCCTACTCATATACATTTGAGTAGCTTCCATGATTTCATCTTTCATTGATGCAACAATAGAGGAAGTTGCAGAGTGCTCAGAATATCCTGCTAATAGTTTTGCTTGTACAACATCGCCACCTGCTTCTTCAAACAAAACTTCTAGAAACTTTTTTTGTCTTTCAGTTAATTCTCTACTCAATGTGGTATTCCTTGTGTTATAACTCTGTCTATTAAACGCTGTGCTCTGTTGGTTGTTTGTTTGTACCAACGTGAGTCCTCCATCTGCTCTGCCATTTCAGGATAGTCTTCATTCTCTACGGCAGCGATCATCTTTTTAAATTTGGATAAACGAGGCTTCCCTAATTGGAATGACATATTTATTAATACATGTTGTATATCTTCAGGTAAGTTATCAAAGTTACTAAACAAAGATTTACAGTCTTTTATAGATACTTGTATATCATTCTCAAACCATTCATTAACTTGTTCGTTAGGTACTTTTGTTCCTACAGGCTTATCGTAATATTCAGTATCCCATTCAGTAATCAAATGCCCTATTCCCCCGGTCAAATGCGATTCTGAACATAAATATAATTCGTATTTTATTCCTTCATCTTCGGCTATTTCATTTTGTAGTGTAACTAAATTCATTATATTAATCTTCTTGTTTGGTTCTTACGTACTTCTTTGACATGTAGATGCCAAAAATAATTACCTATCCTGCAAATTATAGCAGATAATTTTAAATATGTCAAGGCTTTTAATGTCATTGGTAATATGGACTCACTGTAGAATTAGGGTCTTCAATACCCTCAACTGCTAATACTTCAGGTATATAATACTTTAACATATTTTCTATCCCCATCTTTAATGTTTGTGTGGACATTGCACATCCACTACACGCACCACTTAAAAATACTGTTGCTATACCATCTTTGAAAGATTGTAACTCTACGTGTCCACCATGCATCTGAACACTAGGTAATATAGACTCTACTATTATTTTATTTATCTTTTGTTCTGTATCAGACATTACTTCTTTTTGAACATCTTAGCTGCTTGTCCGACACCCTTAATCCCAAATGACGCACTAATTGCGATATATAAGAGGTACTGATACCACTCTGGTAAAGTTGCCAATATACTAAATCCATGTTCCACATATTCTGTCATGCCCGGAATAAAAACTAAAATTGCAGGAGTTAGTAGGACAACTAAGGCAAACTCATCTTTCCAGCTATCATTAGTGGCATCTGCCATTTTGCCTTCCCATGCAATTTCACCTGCTGCTACTTTCTCTGCTACTGTTGCTCTTGCCTTTGCTTCAGCTACTTTAGCGAGACCATCGGCTTTTGTTTTTTCTACTTTGTTTTGAAACCACGTTCCTGCGAGATTTGCGAGTGGTCCTATTAGTGCCTGTATCATTCTTTATTTTCTCCTGCATTCTTGCAAGTCTTAGTTGCTCTTTTACTTTAGCTGAATCTACGAAATCTTGATGTTTTTTTTGCCGTCTTAGAGGATTGTTTAGAAAATTGTTTACCTCGCTTAGTCGCTTTTCGTTTAGCAGCCGTAGAGGAGGCATATTCACTGTCAGATAAAGCCTTAATCGCTTTTTCAGGTAGATAACGTTCACCAGTTGCCTTACTCCCTTGTGTAGAAGGTTTACCTGATTTGGTTCTCCATTTTTGTTTTCCCCACGCAACTAATGACCTCTGTGATTTTTTTAATGCCATGCTATTTTCATATGCCTCTTTAATTTCTTCTATTGTTCTATTGCATCCTATGCATACATCATTCTTTAATGTGCATATACCTATGCAAGGTGTTAAAGTTTCCCTGTCCATTTGCCGACAATCCAAGCTAGTAATCCCGCAAAGAATAGTACGAATATAAAAGCTATACCATAACCAAAATATTCCATCAACTCTGCTTGTCTTCTCTCTTTCATCTTTTCTTGATAACGTCTAGACTTTCTAGCCTCTGCTTGGAACTCTTGCCAATCCTGCCATAATCCGGGTCTACCTATGTATATCATCATCTTCTTGAGTTCTGCTTCTTTTTCTTTTATCTGCTCAAGAGCCATGAACTCTTCTAGGTCTGAACCACCACCTTTAGATTTTTGTTTCTTCGCTTTCTTTTCTAACTGCTCTTTTGAAAATACAAAATCGGATATATGTTTAGCACACCCTGTTAATTCTTTTCCGTTGGATACAAAACTTTTAATAACACTAAAAGCTGCGTTTGCTGCTGCGAGTTCTGCTAACATTATCTTTTCCTTATAGGTTTACAATATGAAGTTATCGTTAAGTTTGGTCCTTCTTTTTGTGGTATGGTTGGTTGGTTATGCAGACGTTCTGCAAAGTAACGACATCTGTCAATGTCATCAAATCTTTGTGTTTGGTCTATCACTCTTGTTCCCATCATAAACACAAGCACAAACTCTATCATTAATTATACAGGTACTCCCTGTACCTCTTCTTCTTCGTGACAATCACAGTTGCACTCATCGCAATCGCAATCGTAACATTCACAAGTCTCACATCTATTTTTTCTTTTTTCGTTCATGTGCCTTCTTTAATTGTTCTTTTGCTTTTTTAGCGAGTGCTGCTTGTTCTTTCTTCCCAGATACTTTGGCTCGTTGTTCAAGGACAGTAAGGATTTGTATTTTCCTCGCATATGGTTTATTAATCTTTTTAACTTTAGATATCGTAGCTTTAGCATCCGATACAGTAGCAAACTTAATGCTAACAGTGTCTTTGGGGTTTTCATCTGTATAAAGCCTTCTATCTGAACCTTTAGGTTTTTTACCTGTACCTACTTTAGGGTCTTTCTTCTTAGCCATTAGTTTTTGTATCCACCACCTGCTGACTTATAGGCTTTAGCCATCATCTGTGCTTTACGTGCAGACCATTGACCCGGAGCACCACCTTTGCCACCTGCTTTTATTCTGTTGAATATTCGCTTACGCATAGTAGGCTTGGTATAGTTACCTGCTTTGTTTACTGTGCTACCACCACTTTTTAATTTAAGTGCTGATAGCGTCTTTGCTTGACCTGCATGAGCTTTACTAGCTTTTTTAAGTTTTCCTGCTACTTTTTTTATTGTTGCTTTTGCTTTTTTTACTGCCACTTCTGTCCTCGTATAGATTGTTAAATGTTGTAAAGGGGTCTAGGTAAGACTCATGTGCTTCTGCAGAGTGTAACCACTGTGAAGGAGCAAAGTCAGGAGCACCTTCTCCTGTAACCCATAATGCAGGACTTGTTGCTCTTACCCTGTTATTTGGTAATGCTACAATGTTACCTGTCCACTCACCTGCATCTAACAAATACATCACGTGTGATTGTTTGTGTTGTGCAGGGTCATCTGCTATTTCGCTATCGGTATAATCTACTGTGAATAAATACTTCGCAGTATAAAATGCATTGTCTATTTTACAGAGCCAAGGGGAAGAACTGACTCTATCCATGACAATGACACTATGGTTTCTAGCTTCACAATCCCAAGGTTGACATATATGGTCTTCCATTGGTTCTGCCCATTCATCTACAGGTATATCTGCTACAAGTGCCTGTATTGGCATTCTTGCCCACATTGCACCACCATGTACATTCTCATCTTCTGTACAACCTGTGAATACAACTTGGAAGCTCAATGACCTATCGGGTATGGTATTGACTGCAAAAGCTAACGCATGAAGGAACTCACCATGATATTGTTGGTGATTACAAGTGAACTCTCTTCGCACCCAACACTTGAAGTGTGGGATGTTACTAATGAGGTAGGACATTACTTACGTCTAGCTGCTCCACCTCGGGCATAACCCATAGTCTTTTTCATGCCACCTTTAGCCATATACTTTGTTTTTTTCATAGCTCCACCTTTATTCATCATTTTAGACTTCTTGGTAGCACCACCTTTGTTCATCATCTTTGATTTCTTTTTACCATGCATCGGCATAATTGTTGTCTCCTTCTATGCAGTTCTATGAAGTTTACCTGCAGTCCTAGTTCTGCGATAACTTCTATTCTTACTGCGTCTTTCTACAGTAAGATTCTTGGGTCTATTGTCTCTAGGATTCCCATTCTTATGGGAGACATCTTTGCCATCCCCTTTGGTAACTTTACCCTTTTTAAGCATGACACGTCTAGCTGCGTTCCTACTAGCTCTGTCTTTCTTTTGTTTCTGTTGCTTTTGATACTTTCTGTATTCAGAAGCATAGTTACGAGAGATCATGTCTTCTTTTTTGCTTTAGTTTTTTTCTTAGGTTTAACTTTACCTACACCTATGCTTACAACTATAATGCCCTTGCCACCTTTAGCTTTGCTTTTAGTTTTCTTCTTTGTTGCAAGAGACCCTTTATTCATAAAACCCATTTTATTTCTAACTTGAGTAGGAAGTTTAGACAATCCTTTACCTCCCCCACCTTTAGGGACAGGTCTTAATGAGCCACCCATACGTAGTTTTACTTTTTCACCTTCTTTATATGGATTTGATTCTGCATCAAATGTTCCAATATTACCTGCAGTTTTAGTAACAGGCAATTTTAATCTTATACCTTTAGGTAATTTATTAACATCTTTTAATCTAGCGTTGGCTGCTTTAATTTTAGAAACAGTTGTACCCATTAACTTTGCTATATCAGATACAGTATCTCCCTCTTTAGTCACGTAAGTTTTACCAACTATTCTTTTTGGTTGTTTACCTACTTTCTTTTTAAGCTCCATTGCCTTTTCTTCGGCTTTTTTCCTTGCAGGACTACTCATATTAACATCTCCATCTTCTTCGTGCTTGTCGTAAACGACTATTAGGATTTTTAGCTGCTTTAGGAAACTTCTTCATCTGTCCTGCACTCCTAGCACAAAATGATTTACGTCTAGCTGCTCTTTTACCTGTAGGCTTCTTCTCTGTTACTGCTGTTTTTAATTTACTACCGGGGTTTTCTCTACGATACTTGGCAACACCCTTCTTGGTCATACCTGCTCCACTCTTCGTAGAACGCATATCACCACTCTTTTGAGTAAAGCCTTTTAATCCACCCTTTTTTCGTTTAGCTGCCATGTTGTGTTTATCTTACCTTCTAAGTCTTCTTTGCTTTTAATACATTTATACTTAACAGCAACATAATTTGGCATATGTTCTGGCAAGTCCACTGCTATTTCGTAAGCACGTGCCACACATTCTTTCTTGGTTTCATAAGGTCCGTGTAAATCGGACAGTGTATGGCATATATTCTGTGTACCAATAAGGCATACAAGTACCCATGTCTCAAACATCATTTAACATTCCCTCTGCTTTCATTGCGTTCTCTACGTGTTTTAGTGTATATCTTTTTCCTGTCTTCGCTTCTATTGCTGCACGAACATAAAACACGGAACTATGGGGTATGTGTAAACGATTCAAGGTATTTGTGTGGATAGCATGATAAAATGCTTCCAGCATATTCTCTGGTGTATATAGTTTTACTGATTTTTTTCTCATTGTCAAGTCTTATTATTGTATAGTACGGGGATAATCATATAGGAGGAGGTTCATTTAAAATGTATTACATTTATATGTTATATATATCATTATTATATGTATACATTTTCCCTGTACACCTGTTATACATAATTATATAGCAGTTTTGGTGTTTTGTCAACCCCCCTTTTATAAAACCATTAAAAACAAGGCACTAGGTAGTTGGCATTTATCACTTGCTTGTAGTGGTTAACACTTAATTTTACCTATCTGTGTATTTATCTGTATATGCGTACTGTATGGGGGGTAGTGGCAGTGGCAGGTGGCATTGAAAACAGACAATTTTTTGATATTATGCGACAAACTGCAAGAAAAATAATATTTTTATGTCCCAAGTTGGGACTTTTTACCCATTAAACCCTTATAAACCCTAGATTTTTTATATAATTGTCAACTGTTAGTGTATCACTTGCCTAAATTGTTTCACGTGAAACATTACGATTATAAAAAATGATACCTATTCTCTTTATTTTATGCATACCCTACCCCAACACTTTTGTTCCTGTTTCGTTCTCTTTTCGCTATGTCCCAAAATATCTATTTGGCTTCCACTATACGTTTGAGCATGTCCCAAGTTGGGACATTTGACAATGCTTTCAAAACATGCATACTAGTAAACATCAATAACAACTTTACTTTGAAAGGTAAAAATCATGACAAACTTAAATGCAAATACTTTTATTTCTCTTTATGTTACTAGAACTAATAGACTTAATAATGACATCTTTAAGGATTTATCCAAGGGTGTAGATAGTGCAACGTATATGGCTTGTGTAGAATTGACATCTTCATCTAATGAAGAACTTTTTGAGAATGGTTACAAGGCTATGTTTGAGTTCAAAAAGAATGCCAAGGGTAAAAAAGTTCTTATCAAAAAGAGACAATTCAAAAATGATACAAGTGCTTACAAATCAATAATTGCAGATATTGAAAAGATTGTAGAATTTTCACAAACTGCAGATGCCAAGTCTTCAAAAGTTAATGGGGTACGTGGGGTTGTTTCAAAAACTAATGCATACTTTAACCCTGCACCTTCTAAGTCTGAAAATGATAATTCTGAAAATGATAAGTCCCAAGTTGGGACATCAGAAGAAACACCTTCTGCACCTAGAACTAAAGAAGATGTACTTAAAAACTTTGCAGATATTTGGGTTGCAGAATTTGGTGAAGATTTACTTTCACTTATAGATTTTGCTTCAAGTGAAGAAGCTCAAAAAATATCCGATTACTCAATAGATCAAGTTGCAAAAAAAGCATCATAAAAAATAAGATCAAGTCCCAAGTCAGAAATGGCTTGGGATTTTTTTTGTGCCTAAATTCTGTCCATCATAATTATGATAGTAGGTTGTAGGCTATAGGTTATAGATGATGACAGTAGTATGTAGGTTATAGGTTATAGATTAAGTGTCCCAAGTTGGGACTTACATGTCCCATTTGACATTTGTTTTGTATGTGGTATAGTGTAAGCATACTGAATAAAGGTATTGATTTCAACGAGTTAGATGTCCCAAGTTGGGACAGAAAGGATAGACATGACGATTACTAAAGGCGAGAATGCTTACCTCAAATTAGCCTTTGAGAATGGGAAGCCAACCCCTGCTAGGTACACGAAAACCCTTAGATCATCTTGGGACTTCACACCTAACGCAGAACGTAAGCAGACCATAGATATGTACCCTATCATGATTAGTGGTGCATTGGGTAGTGATAATGCCATGCATGATTACCTTATGGCTAAACGTGATGAGCATAGACGAAGTGTGTTAGCTAAAGCTAGGGCATTTATTAAAGAGCAACGAGCAAAGCAAATGTCCCAAGTTGGGACTCCAACAACTGAGGAGAAGTAAATGAAAATTAAAGATAAATATAGACTGCTAGACAGTATCTTAATGTCTTGGTGGGATAGTCTACCAAAAGAGATGCAAAAAGAGTTAAGAGAATTTTATAATAAAACTAATGATTGATGGGGAGAGAACTAATGTTAGAAAAATTAGGTGGAATAACTTTATTAATCGTATCTGTAATCGTTGTAATTATCATGGGTAATGATATGTTATACAACGTAGGACTGATACCAATCGCTATATATACAGTGGGTGTACTCGGATTAGGTGGTGCAGTATATACATTATTGAGAATATGATGTCCCATTTGACACCTCTTATATCCTATGGTAGGGTGTAAGCAAGATAAACATTAACATTTAACAAAGGAGATTTCTATATGTTTATTATCAATTTTAACGATATCGCAAAAGGTCAAGTTATAGAGGGTGGCTTCACACCTATACGAATCCTTTTAACTTTAACTTATCTTAAACTTAAAGGGTACAAGCCTTTTAGATATCAAGGCGATAAGAATAGAATCAAAGTCAAGGGTTGGTTTGTTAGCAAGGGTAATGGTGGCAAGTCAGGTGAGCCTTTAATCAGATTCAACTTTGGTTCTAAGTTCTCATCATTCCATGCTTATGATAGACGTGGTAAGCCTAGAGTTACGCAGAATTGGTATGTTGCTTTCAAGTCTAGACTAGCACAGAAGTTGGTAGCATAACCAAAAGTCCCAAGTTGGGACACACAACGAGAGGAGAAGCTAGGCATCTTGTAAAACTGCCTACTTAAATTTTAACTATTACTTATGGAGTTACATATGTTACAAGATATACACGTATCAAAGATGACAGGCAAACTTGAGTCTTTGACTGCTATTAGCGACAATACAGTTACCAATGGCTTCTGCTACGACAGATACATCAAAGCCAAAGCTAAAAATGACAAGGCAGGTAAAGTCGTTGACATCTGTGGTGTTTGCTATAGTCACGTCATGCTTGGTTCTTATCGCAAGAATATGCAACCTGCATTATCTCGCAATGAGCATTTAGCAGAACGATTGCTTGAACGCAGTAATATACCTACGTATCTTGTGGCATACAAAAGACTTGATGCACATGGCGAATTACGTACTGAGACTGTGGACTCAAAGGGCAAAGTTATCAAGAGATATAATAAGTTTACACACATAGAGAACTATTGTCGTATTGCAGAACACAACCCACATTGCATATTCGCCTTGTGGACTAAACGTACAGATATTATTAAACCATTTTTTGACTCAAGAGATAAACCTAAAAACCTTATTATTATTTACAGTAATCCAAAAGTAGGTACGATCTTGAGCAAACCACCCAAGCACTTTGACAAGACATTCAATAATGTGTTAGAAGATGAGTATGTTGACGATCAGAATTGTACAGGTCAAAAGTGTAAGGATTGTCTGTTGTGCTATCAACATGGCACGACAGACACTATCGTTGAGAAAGTAAAGAAGTATTAACATTAACAATGTCCCAAGTTGGGACAAGGAGTATCAAATGGAAAAGAATAGAGAACTGTTATCATTATTGTTACAAACTAAAAATAGTTTGGAGACTAATCCACAAGTGCCTATACACATAAAGAACAAGTATAACTTGAAAAGACTTAATGAAGCTATAGCTATTGTGGAAGGCACTATAAGATATAAACAAGCATTCTTTACAGAGGAGTAATATTATGGATACAGATTATGCAAATGGTTGGAGATACATAGTTTGGGTAGGTGGTAACGATGATTACTACAAGAGCTACAATGATGCCAAGCGAGATGCAGACGATTGGAAAGCTAGAGGTTATAATGACGTAATTATTGAGGAGATTACAAATGAATAGTCAAGACACATTTCAAAAGATACCTGTTAGGAAAAAGCCTAATACTAAGAATAAAAATATGTGGAAGTTTAACAGGAAGATGCAACGTAAAATTAAACAACAACATCAGGAGAGGTTTTATGCAAAAGGTTAGAGTCTATTGGAACTTACATAGAAACTGTTGGAGCATACAAGATTGCAAGAGTGGTTTAGTAAAAGATCATAAGTCATGGGTTGTTCTTGAAGATGCTAAGTTTGTTGTCCGTAAGGGTGGACAAAAGCGAGTGCGACAAGAGGGCAAGAAGAATGTTCATGCTTTTGCAGTAGGTTATATATCAGAGTCAAGGGAAGAGCCATCACGTATGGTATATCTTGACGATTGGGATAGAGTAAAGTATAACCCCTATACAGATGACTACTTCATGCATCAAGGCATGAGTGATAACCAATACAAACCTAAAGAATGGAATTACATTCCAAGTGATTGGGTAGGTATGATTAACATGGATTCCTCAAATGGTAACCCCAAAGTTTACATTTAACCATGTCCCAAGTTGGGACACAACACAGGAGACGAATATGAAAGAATACTTTTTTAAAATACACATTGAAGGTATGAATGGCTACCTCTACTATTCAGTAGAAGCAGAGTCAGAACAGGAAGCAGTAGACATGGTAGACTTCTTCATGCAATCTGCACCACACATAATAGAAAAAGATAACAACTATGTTCAAGGTAAGGAGTTAGTATAATGAAGATACACAGAGTAGTACAAATGCTAGGAGCAACAACTAGCACAGGTAAATTAGCAAGTGATATGTATGACTTAAACTACAAGACATACTATTCAGAAGCAGAAGATAAGCACATACCTATATCACATATGGACTTTCAACATATGGTCAGGGCATTTGCTAAGTTGTGTGAGCAAGAGGAGATGCTTGACAGGTCAGAGCATATGGGTAGAACTAAAGACTTAGTTGCTAAGATTGAGAGGTTACAAGGTCAAGTAGAAACTTCATCTGCTAAAGTTAAAGACCAAGATAGAGGTAGAGTTATGCGAATCAAGGAGTTAAAAGAAGACTTGAAGAAGACTGATGACATCATTGAAAACAATGACAAGATATATAAGAAGAACTTACAAGAGCAAGAGGATAGGTTGCTTGGACTCACAACTAAGGTTGAGAACCTACAAGGTATGCTCAAGGAGAGAGATGAACTGCTAGAACAAGCAGAAAATCTTGCACATAGAGAAAGTAAACACGTAGAGTATTGGAGAAAGTTATACTATGATAATGCTAATACTAAAGGACACAGATATGTATTCTCTGAGATACCTAATGATGAGTATGGCAAGAAGCTAACAAGAGGTATGAAAGTATATCTTAATAACGAGTCATACACTATGAGAGTACGTGGACAACACATCAAGCCTGAACTCAAGGGTACAGGTGCTACGTATTGGGGTCAATCAATAGATCAGTCTACACATCTACGTGTTTACATAGATGCTATATAAAGTATTCGCCATTTGCTTTGGTGGTGTAATTGTGTTATATATTACATACATCATGGCGATGGCGATAACTAACACGTTTTGTAATTGTTTATAACTATAAGTCCCAAGTTGGGACAAAGGAGATTAAAATGTTACCTAATGATAACGATAGAATATTAATTTTAATTGTGACAGGAATAATTGCATTATTCTTTTCATGCTACATAGGAGTCTAATATGAATGTACTAAGTTTATTTGATGGCATGAGTTGTGGGCAGTTAGCCTTACAACGTGCTAACATACCTGTCCATAGATACTATGCTTGTGAGATTGACAAGTATGCCATGGAGATAACACAAAAGAATTTTCCTAATACAATACAGTTAGGAGATGTTACAAAGTTAAAAGATTGGTATGCTACACGTACCCCATACAACTCTGAACCCATAACCCTACTTCTCGGTGGCTCACCTTGTCAGGGATTTTCTTTTGCAGGAGATCAGTTGGCATTTGATGACCCACGTTCCAAGTTATTCTTTGAGTTTATAAATGTTATGAATGACTTAAAACCTGAGTACGTGCTACTTGAGAATGTTAGAATGAAGAAAGAGTTTGAAGATGTAATCACAGAGCATATGGGATTCCCCCCACAGTTACTTAACTCTAGTGTTAAATCTGCACAGAACAGGTGGAGAAACTATTGGTTTGGTAAAAGAATGAATGACCCATTATGTAGTGGTAAGTATATGCAGATACCAATACCACCTATGGAAGATTTAGGTTTAGTGTTACGAGATATACTACAAGAGGATCATGGAGAACCACCTGTACCAATCAATGAACGTAATGCTAGACATCACAAACACCCATATCAAAAGTCTCTGTGTACTACTGCTACAATGCACAAGGGAGCAGGTAATAATGGTATGACACTTGTTGATAGACTGATACCTGTAGGAGATGCAGAAGAGTATGCACACTACAATTACAGAGCAACAAAGCAAGTGTATCACATGAATGGTAAAGCACCTACACTATTGACTATGCAAGGTGGCAATAGAGAACCAAAGGTAGCTACGTATTCTGCCAAGGGTGGTCGCATTGTTAATCGTAGGCTAGATGCAGAGGGTGTACGTAAAGATTACCAAATGGATTTACCACTAACACCACAAGTAGAGATACGTGATGATGATAAAACTAATTGTCTTACGACTGTACAAAAAGATAATGTTGTGGTAGAAGGTATGACATGGAGAAAGCTAACACCTATTGAGTGTGAGAGATTGCAGACACTACCTGATAATTACACAGAGGGTGTATCAAAGACACAACGATACAAGATGATTGGTAATGGTTGGACAGTAGATGTGATTGCTCATATACTCAAGGGCATACAGTCAGATGAGTGGCATGAAATGTATAACAACAATAAGGAGATGGTATAATGGACATGAATGAATATTACAAACAACTAGAAGGTTTTTCTATAAACAAATATTTAGGAGAGGGAGAAGATGGCTTCCCTAAATTCTTATTGAAAGCACCTAACTATGCACCTGTTACGATTGAAGTATCTGCAGATGAAGAGGGTAACTATGGTGGGTTCTTGTTTATAAGTCCTGATGCAAAGGAGACTTCACAATGAAAATTAAACGTGGATACGATAAATTGTTTCTAGATATAACTGTAGATGTTTTACAAAACATGATTGCAGATTCAGTAAGCAAAGGTAACAAAGAAGATGTTAAACAATTAGATAGAGTTTTAGGTTTAGTTGTTTTAGAAAGGGAAAGCTATGACTAAGAAGAAAGATACAAGGCGAGATGCTTGGAACTTTGATTACTTAGGATTGAAAGCATATGGTACGACTACACCTAGGAAGTATCACGATTGGGTGTACATGGCAGATGACCAAATAAATAAGGTGTTGAAGACAGTTATTGTATTGGTATATGCCTATGGTTTCTTTGTAGCGATAACAGATATATGGGAGAATCTATAATGACTAAGGTAGTATATGATACATGGCAATCTGTAATGAACCATGAACGTAATCCATTGCGACACATACCTGACTTGAACACTAGGCATATGGTTATGCAAGTGTTAGCATGGATGTGGTGCATAGTATTCTCTATGTACTTTAGTAGTATGTGGATGTTTGGTATAACTGCAGTTGCTCACATATTTTTATTAGGTGCTATAGCTATAACTGTAGCTACGTTTGAAACTGCAAAGAGAAAGCCTAAATTCTTTATAAAGAAAGGCTATCACACACCAAGCAGAAGTAGATATATGTATTACAAAGGCAAGAGAATTAAGTATGATGATAACGATATAGGAGGAGAACATGAATGATGTATAAATACTCATTAGGAACTGAAGTTCAAGGAGCAGAGTATATTCAAGGAAACCTTGTTTCAATAGCTGAAGGTAAGATAGTGAAAAGAAAAAGGTGGAGTGGAGAAAATTGGTATACTCTAGATGTAGGAGAAGTTTTTTTAGAAGATGAGATAAAGGAGATATAAAATGTGGCATAGAATAACAGACTTTTTTAATATAGAGTATCACAAGAACTATGGCGAGGGTACAAAGTTTGACCTTGACTATGGTAAGTTGCTAATCATAGCATTATGTGTTTACATAGCAATTAAGGTATCATGAAGATAAAAAGTATTAATCCAATAGCACGACTACTTGCTTATACAAGGAAGAGAAAACAAATCGTACCACCTAAAAAAGGTAAAGGTTCATACAATAGAAAGAACAAACAGAGACGAGTTGACATTTCTAAATAAATCTTATATAAGCAAGTATCACTTAACCAAAGTCCCAAGTTGGGACATATTTTTGAAAGGAGACTAACATGCCATTAGATGCATACATACCACACCTCTTCACATTAGAGGACACTAATCTAGACTTTAAAGTAAAGTATGAGGACACTAAGTTTACAGGTAAAAGATACGTAAGAAACTCTGTAACAGGAGAATACTTGGGTATCGTAGGAGATAAGTTCTCAACTGTAAATCACGTGAACTTCTTCAATGGTATCAAGAAAGTTATACAGGAGAATAGACACCCTGTTGACCTTGATGGTGCAAAAGTAAATATAAAGACAGGAAGAAACAATGCCTTTGTATTCTTAGACATTACGTTACCTAATGTAAAGCATACGATCACAACTGCTAAACACCAAACAGTAATCAATGAGAGAATCATTGCTCTGCATGGCATAGATGGTTTAACATCTAACCAAGTATACTTTGGTGCTATTGATAGCTACTGTTCCAATGGACAAGTTGGTGGAGAGTTTGACCTTATCAAGATGAAGAATACAAGTGGCTTCACTATGGGTAGACTAATAGCAGAAGTTAAGTTAGCTAAGAGTAACTTTGACTTACGTTGTGAGATGATGCAGAAGTGGGCAAACATACCACTCAAAGTAGATGGTAAAGATTTCTTGAGTAAGCTAATCAAGTCAGAGACTATGGCTAAGAAGATGTACGAGTTAGCTTGTCAGGAGATATCTAGACGAGGTAAGAATGTTTATGCTCTGTACTCTGCCTTCACTAATTACTCATCGTATGCAGATGAGAGAAATGGTTTCAACATACGTAATACAGGCTTTGATACAAAAGCAGAGACCATGTGGAAGAGAGAACAAGAGGTAGCAAAGTGGATTTCTTCACCTCAATTTAAGTCTCTATTGGTGGCATAATGAAAGTTCAGGAATTACTCAAAGAGTATTATATATCCTTTGAATACAATAACTTACGAGCAGAAACTAAAGCACAGTATAAGTATTTTTTAGGTATAGTTTGCTCTACAAGTGTGGTTGATGGCATAGAGTTAGGCAGTTATAAACTGTCTAGCTTGACCACCAAACTTGCCAAGTTGTCTTACAACAAATGGTGTGAGAGAGGTGTGTCATTTGCTAATCATCTTATGTCTGTCATTAGGGTGTTGCTTAATTACGGAATCAACATGGAGCATTGTAATATGAATCCATTTAGTAATATAAAGAAACGTGTCGTTACACACAGAAAAGTTGTTTGGACTAAAGATGACGTTATCAGGTTTCTTGATACTGCTTACTCTGATTTTAAAACAAGGAGCATTGGCTTGATTGCACAGATGGCATACGAATGGTGTCAACGTATTGGAGATATGAGAGTTCTTGAGTGGTCTAATCTTGATCTAGATGCTAAACGTATGCAGATACAACAGTCAAAGCGAAGAGCAGAAGTATTTTTACCTATATCGGATGAGTTACATGAAATGTTAGTACAACAACAGGATGATTATGGGTTTCAAAAGTATGTAGTTCCTCGCCCACGACCCTTCAGAGGCTCATACAAGCCTTATTCACTCACTAAACTACCAATCATAGCTAGGAAAGTTATGACCTCTGCAGGACTATCTAATGAGTTACGATTAAGTGACTTACGTAGAACAGGCACAGTTGAAATGGTTGATGCAGGTGTATCTATGGGTAATATTATGTCTGTCACAGGACATGCTAACCCACAATCTGTTAAACCTTACATGAAAAATACATTCACAAGTGCTAACTTGGCATTACAAGCACGTAGAAATTTGACAGATGAAAAAACCTGTGCTACAAGCATGTTAAATGCCGACAAGGAAGGATACTTATAATAACATGTATAATGTATACACTTATATTGAAGACTTAGACATACGTAATGGAGAAACAAAAAGACTGAACTGTCCTGCATGTAATTCATACAAGACGTTTACAGTTACCAACAACATGGGTTCTCTGTTATGGAATTGTTACAAAGCATCTTGTAATGTACGAGGGAGTTCACGTGTTCACATGACTGTTGAGGAGATACGTGACATCAAGCAAGTGTCCCAAGTTGGGACATCATTTGAAATGCCTGAGTATATCGTGCCACATGGCTACAGGAGAGAGGTTATGACTTTCTGTGAACTGTGGGACTTAGATGTGGATAAACTTGACTTGTTGTACGATGTCAAAGAAAGTAGAGTTGTCTTTCCTATCAAAGATAATGGCAGGATTGTTGATGCTACAGGTAGGTCAGTCTACCGAAAGTTACCTAAATGGAAAAGGTATGGTTCTTCGGACTTGCCATATGCATTTGGTTGTGGTAGTATCGCAATAGTAGTAGAGGATTGTGTCAGTGCAGGTGTTATTGGCAGTGATGTATATGTTGGGGTAGCTGTGTTGGGTACATCATTATCGGATTCACACAAACTGTTCCTTTCACAGTTCTCTACTGCAATAATCGCACTTGACCCTGATGCACTACCCAAGTCTTTTGCATTTGCTAAAGAGTTACGATCACATGTCAAGGATATTAAGATACTCAAGTTGCATGACGATTTGAAGTATAGGAGACAAGAAGACGTAGATAATTTAAAACTATTAACCCCAAAGGAGACACAGATATGGAATTAGCACTAGTAAGAAGTTTGATGGATAAATCATTCTATGATGCTCATCGTGGAGCAAAGTGTCCTGATAGATTATTCAGTAAGGATGCTAGGAAGGTTAAGCAGTCTATTGACAAAGCCATGAGCAGGTATGAAAGAACTGTTACACCTGATGAGATAGAGGCATTGTTTATGTCAAGCAATCCGACTCTCACAACTGCACAGAAACAAGCATACTCACATTTGTTTAGACAGATAAAGAGTGAGCAACCTATGGGAGAAGATGTTGCACAAGAAGTATTGTCAAAGTTATTTCAACAAGTCGTTGGCGAGGACATTGCTAACATAGGCTTTGATTACGTTAATGGCTCACACTCGTCACTAGAACCTATACGTAACATACTAGAGATATACGGAGATGATTTTACACCTAACCTTAACGTGGAGTGGGATGATATGGAGATTGATACACTATTAGCTAAGAATGATTTGGAAGCACGTTGGTCGTTTAACGTGCCTAGTTTAACAAGACAGGTAGAAGGCATCAATGCAGGACATCTCATAGAGATAGGTGCTAGACCTAATACAGGTAAGACTAGCTTTCACTCTAGTATTATAGCAGGTCCTGATGGCTTGGCACGACAAGGTGCAAGTTGCATCATCTTGTGTAATGAAGAGGGTAGTCACAGAGTTGGTGCTAGATATCTTACTGCATCAACAGGCATGACTATGCGAGAGATAAAGCAGAATCCAAGTAAAGCACGTGACTTGTATGCACCTGTCAAAGATAACATCAAGATTAAAGATGCCACAGGTCGTGATATGTCTTGGGTGGAGAGTGTATGTAAAACATATCAACCTGATATCGTTGTACTTGACATGGGAGATAAGTTCGCAAGGACAGGTGGCTTTGCACGTACAGATGAAGCACTCAAAGCCAATGCAGTTCATGCTCGTATGATTGCCAAAGAACATAAGTGTGCAGTCTTTTACATGTCGCAACTATCTGCAGATGCAGAAGGTAAGGTGTTGCTTAATCAGAGTATGATGGAAGGTAGTCGTACAGGTAAGGCAGCAGAAGCAGACTTGATGATATTGATTGCCAAGAATCCACCACGACAAGAAGAAACAGAAGAAGATTTACAAAGACATCTTAATGTGGTAAAGAATAAACTTACAGGATGGCATGGTGTTGTCCATTGTAATTTGAATTACAAGATAGGTAGATACGAGGTATGACACAATTTACTTTATTTAAAGAGTTACCACAGAAAGAGAACCCAATCGTTGATGGTGTTGTCTGTATTAAGTGTGGTATACGACAACCTATAACCCATTACTCTGTCATGAAAGCAGGTGAGATAAAGCGAACCTGTAGATCATGTAGGAAGGGACACAAGGAGATATTAAATAAGTTACGTAAAGAGAATGCCTATCCTGATAAAGATTATTCATGTGCTATATGTGATAGAACATTAGAAGAGTTAGGTAAACATGGTCAGACTAGATTACAGAATTGGGTGCTAGATCATTGCCACGATACCAACACATTTAGAGGTTGGGTATGTCACAAATGCAATACAGGTTTGGGTGGCTTCTCTGATAACTTGACAATCATAGAAAGAGCAGTTATATATTTAAAAAAACATAAGGAAAGAATAAATGAAACTAACACTTGACGTAGAAAATACAACAACAAAGAGAGATGGCAAACTACATCTTGACCCATTTGAACCTAACAATAGATTAGTTATGGTTGGTTGCTTGACAGATCAAGGTAAAGAATATCTGTTTAGAGACAAGTTTGATGGTGTGCAGGAGTTGCTTGACCAAGCTACTATACTTATAGGACATAACATAGCATATGACTTAATGTGGATATGGGAGTGTGGCTTCAAGTATGATGGTCCTGTCTTTGATACCATGCTTGGAGAATACATTTTGCAACGAGGCATCAAAGAACCTTTGCACTTGAAAGACTGTGCAATACGTTACGACCTAGATACTAAGAAAGAAGACACATTAAAAGATTACTTTGCTAAAGGTTACAATACAGATCAAATACCTGCAGAAGAGTTATCATACTATTTGTCTGCAGACTTACATGCAACTCAACAATTAGCAGATACTATATATAAGAAACTAAATACAGAAGAGTATGGCAGTTTACTTAATTCTGTTATGTTGACTAACAAAGTTTGTGTTACACTCGCCAAGATATATAAAAATGGTTTCAAGGTAGACAAGGAAGCACTAGATCAAGTTAGGACAGAGTTTGAGAAAGAAAAGCATGATGTAGAGAAAAGACTGAAGCAACAAGTACAATACCTTATGGGTGACACACCTATTAATTTAAATAGTCCTGAACAAATGTCTTGGGTTATATATAGTAGAAAACCTAAAGACAAAGCTATGTGGGCGAATAGCTTCTCTAAATATATGGATGATAGTAGTTACAAAGATACAGTAAAAAGTAATTCAACATTAATATACAAAACAAATGCAGTTAAATGTAGAGAGTGCTTTGGAGAAGGTTTTATTAGAAAGATAAAGAAAGATGGTAAACCTTATGCCAATCCTAGTAGGTGTGTTAGTTGCGATGCATTGGGGTATAACTTTATACCAACCAAACAGATAGCAGGATTAAAGTTCTCTGCACCATCTTCTAAATGGGTTAGTGCTAATGGATTTACTATTAATAAAACTTACTTAGATACGTTAGCAACTGTAGCTAAGAGAAACAAAATGCAAGATGCAGTAAACTTCTTAACTGATTTGCAAAGACTGTCTGCATTAGATACTTACTTATCTTCTTTTGTTGAAGGTATAAATGCATACGTTAAACCTGATGGGATGCTTCATGTTAGATTACTACAACATAGAACATCTACAGGTAGATTTAGTGGAGCAGACCCAAACATGCAGAACATGCCTAGAGGTGGCACGTTCCCTGTTAAGAAGGTATTTGTTTCACGTTGGGATAATGGCAAGATTTTAGAAGCAGACTTTGCACAGTTAGAGTTTAGAACTGCAGCTTACTTGTCGCAAGATAAAATAGCAATGAAGGAGATAGATGATGGATTTGATGTGCATAGCTATACTGCTAGTGTTATTAGTGATGCAGGGGAAAAGACTTCTCGCCAAGAGGCAAAAGCACATACGTTTGCACCCTTGTACGGAGCAACAGGATTTGGCAGGACACCTGCTCAAGCTACATATTATAAACACTTCACACAAAAATACAAAGGAGTCTCATTTTGGCACACCAAATTGGCTAAAGAAGCTCTGAATACAGGTATGATAACTACACCATCAGGCAGACAGTTTTCATTCCCTGAAGTGGAGAGGAGAAGAAATGGCTCAGTGTCATACTTTACACAGATAAAGAACTATCCTGTGCAGAGTTTTGCAACTGCAGATATAGTTCCTGTGATACTGATGCATATTGCAAAGGAGCTTGACAAGCATAGGTCATGTGTGGTAAATACAGTACATGATTCTATTGTAATTGATGTTCATCCTGATGAGCAAAATACAGTTTTAGATGTTATACGTGACACCAATAAGTCATTGAATAATATAATTAATTTAGAGTTTGGTATAGATTTTAATGTACCCCTTTTACTTGAAGCAAAGATGGGAAGTAATTGGCTTGACACTAAAGATGTATCGTGATATAACTATGATTCTTTTGAAAGGAGTAAATTTAAAATGACAGATTTAGTTACAATAAATACAGATAATTATGCTACTATGGCAAAGGCAATGGGACTGCCTACAAGTAGTGGTGAGAAGAAGACTAATGTCTTAAATAGGTTTAGAATATGGCACAATCCTACAATGGGTATGGGTGAGTCCAAAGGTAAATCTGTTAAGATGGAAGTTGTTGAAGGTGGCTTTTACAGATTAGAAGATCGCAGTAAAGAGCCTAGTGTTTTTTATTTTTCAGAGAAGGTTGAGTTCAGACCTTTTTTGCAGAGATTCTTATATAAGAAGTATAGAAAGAATCATAATGCTAAAGAAGGAGAAAAGCAGGGTACATACATCAAGACTATAATGTCAGATACTTTAAACATAGATTTAAAGGATGACGATGGTACATTTAACTGTGGTAAGCCAACAGGGTATGTAAAAGACTTTCAGGCATTACCTGAAGAGACTAAAAGGTTAATCAAAGAGATAAAGAGAAACAGAGCAGTTTTTGGTCTTGTTAAAATGATTGATCCTGTTAAAGGTCTTGATGGGGATGAGATACAAGATGTGCCTGAGTTTCCTGTAATATGGGAGATAGACAACAGAGATGCCTATAAATCTATAGGAGATGTGTTCTCTAAGTTTGCTAAGATGGAAGCACTTCCTCTGCAACATGTCATTAAGTTAGATGGTACTAAGGAGAATAAACTAAATAATGGTGGTAGCTTTTATACACCAATAGTTCAACTAGACACATCTAACAAGGTAGAGATAACAGATGCAGATCATAAAGTGTTTGGTGATTTCCTTGACTTTGTTAAAGCATACAACGATAGTATCATATCTAAATGGGATGATAGAGTTTCACAGAAGCAGGATGATATATCAGAAGAAGATATGGAAACTGTAGAGGACTTTATTGATGTAGAGTTAGATGAAAATGCTAAGTAACAATGCTTTCAAAGCACATGGCATTAATTACCTTTCGCCTAGTAGTATAAATACATATATAAGTGACCCACCTATGTGGGTTGCTAGGTATTTGTTTAAGGTAAAATCATCTAGTGGTGCAGGTGCAGTACGAGGTATTGCATCAGAGTATGTACTTGCTAATAAATATAAAGAAGGTAAGTTTGACTATAACATGTTAGATATGAAGTTCATGACATTGTGTACTGAATCTATGATTGACTTAGGAGATAAAAAGACAGACAAAGAAAGAAGTTTGTTAAAAAACTTTGGCAATGTAATAGATACTTACTTTGACTATGAAGGATTAGAAGACTATCAAGAAAAGGTTGAGGTACAAATAGAAGACTTACCTGTGCCTATTATGGGATATATAGACTTTAGATTCAAAGATAAAATAGTAGACTTAAAGACTACAACTAGGATGCCATCACAACCAACAGAAGCACAGAAAAGACAGATGGCATTTTATTCTATGGCATATCCCAAGAATAGTGTGGACTTATTTTTTGCAACACCTAAAGAGCATAAGAAGTTCCCACTTAAAAGTTTGACTTCTTATAAAAAGCAACTTGAAAAGGTTGCTTACAGTATACAGAAGTTTTTGTCTATCAGTGATGATAAGCATGAGTTAGCTTCTTTTGTTTATCCTAACCTTGACTCATGGATGTGGTATGGTAAGATGAAAGAAGAAGCAAAAAAGATATGGAGTATAAAGTAATGTCAAATAAAAACATAGATGAGCTAAAAGCTAATATTGAAAACATGGAAAAAGAATTAGCAGAAGCTAAGAAAGCCTATCGTGAAATGAAAACGAAAGGTTTAAAAGAAGCTATGGAAGCGAAGAAGATGGCAGACGAAGCAGTGAAAGAAGAGTTAAAAGCATTGGGTTATAACTACAATACTAACTCGTCTTACTCTGAATGGAATCCATTTACAGGATGGAGAACCTTTCTCTAGTGTCCCCTCACAAGGTACGTAGAGAAGCCATAAAGTATGGGTATAGGAGTGGTTTAGAACATAAGATTTCTATGGCTCTTGATACGATTAGGTATGATTATCAGTACGAGTCTATCAAGATTGAATGGGAAGATTTAGCATATCGCACCTATACCCCTGACTTCATACTAAAGAATGGTATAATAATAGAAACAAAGGGTAGATTTTTAGCAGTAGATAGAAGAAAACATTTAGCTATAAAAAAACAACACCCCAAGTTAGATATTAGATTTGTGTTTACAAATAGTAGAGTTAAGTTATATAAAGGTTCTAAAACTTCTTATAGTCAATGGTGTATTAAATATAATTTTAGATATTACGACAGAATAATACCTGAAGATTGGCTTAAAGAAAAAGGAAAAAACAAACATCCAACATTCATAAAGTTTGTTGGCAAAAAAGTAAGGAGATAATAATGAAACATTATGATAACAAAGGCAACCATTTTTTTGTAGAGATAATACCTAGCATTGATGATAAAGGTCATTGGGATGGTAGATATCAATTAGCTATACAAGTTAGAAAGTCCAATATAGATGACGATAGTTTTTATGCTTTAGAGCAGTTGTGCCAAATGACATGTGCAAGTATAACTATGATGGAAGAGAACCACACTATTAAAGATGTTATATATAACTTTTTAAACACACCTGAAAATGAAGAGATCAATACACCACTGCCTATTGACAGTATAGATGAAAACGTGATAAAAGTTAATTTTAAACGAGAAATAGTCCGTAGTACGGATAACAAATGTTAAGACATATGGAGTACATGAGAATGAAAGCAAAACAGGCACAAGAACAATCGGATCATAAACAAACTATGGATATGGTTAATCATCCACCACATTATAATAAAGCAGGTATAGAAACCATAGATGCCATTAAAGCTATGACTGATACAGGATTTGAGTATTATCTACAAGGTAATATTATGAAGTACCTTTGGAGATACAGGTACAAGAATGGTGCAGAAGATTTAAAGAAAGCACAATGGTATCTCAATGAATTAATTAATGTTGTTGAAGATGAAGATAAGAGTTAAAATGATGATAACAATAGAGGTTGACCCTGAAGAGTATCAAGTACCTGCAGATGGTAGGGTTGACCAAGAGATACAAGATCATATGCATGATTACATACATGACTTATCAGGACTAAAGATAAAGAGCATGAGAACAGTTAGCGAGGAGATATAAATGTTACAAAACTATTTACCAACAGATTATCAAAACTTTATTGCACTATCTAGATATGCAAGATGGAGAGAAGACGATCAAAGAAGAGAGACATGGGGTGAGACTGTTGACAGATATTTTAGTTATATGGAAACACATCTAGTGGATAATCATCATTACATTATTACTAAAGCATTAAAAGAAAAACTATCTAATGCTATCATGTCCTTGGGTATCATGCCTAGCATGAGAGCATTGATGACATCAGGTATAGCATTAGACAGGTGTCATGTTGCAGGTTATAACTGTAGTTACATACCTGTTGATAGTCCTCGTAGCTTTGATGAATGTATGTATATACTTATGTGTGGCACAGGTGTTGGCTTCTCTGTTGAACGTGAGAATGTAGACAAGTTACCTATTGTTAATGAACACTTTGAGAATAGCACTACTATAATAAAAGTAGAAGATAGCAGACAAGGTTGGGCAAAAGCATTAAGAGAACTTATAGCTATGTTATATGTAGGACAAGTCCCAACTTGGGACACATCAGAGGTACGACCATCAGGTGCTAGACTAAAAACTTTTGGTGGTAGAGCATCAGGACCTGCACCTCTAATTGAATTATTTCAGTTCTGCATACAGAAGTTTCAAGGTGCTAAAGGTAGAAAGTTATATCCTATTGAGTGCCACGATATTATGTGTAAGATTGGTGAAGTTGTAGTTGTGGGTGGTGTCAGACGTTCTGCTCTAATATCTCTGTCTAACTTAGGAGATGACCAAATGAGACATGCTAAGTCAGGTCAATGGTGGGAGAATGAAGGTCAAAGAGCATTAGCTAATAACTCTGTAGCATTTAAAGGTAGACCTGATATGGGTACTTTTATGAGAGAGTGGACTGCTTTGTATGAATCAAAGTCAGGTGAACGTGGTATATTTAATCGTCAGTCTGCTAAATGGAAAGTAGAAGAGAATGGTAGACGTAATCCTGATTATTACTTTGGGTGCAATCCTTGTAGTGAGATTATCCTCAGACCTTATCAGTTTTGTAACTTAACAGAAGTTGTGTGCAGAGAAACAGATGATTTAGAGTCACTGAAAGAAAAGGTTAGACTGTCTACAATATTAGGGACATTCCAATCTACATTGACTAGATTTAAATATCTACGTAAAGTATGGAAAGACAACACTGAAGAAGAGAGACTGTTAGGTGTATCATTAACAGGTATACTTGATTGTCCAATCTTATCACCTGATAGTGGTAATCTTGAAGGTGTTCTTGAGCAACTAAAGAAGGTTGCAGTAGAGACTAACAAGAAGATTGCTAAAGATTTAGGCATACCTCAGTCAACTGCTATAACATGTGTCAAACCAAGTGGTACAGTTAGTCAATTAGTTGACAGTGCATCAGGTATACATGCAAGGCATAACCCATACTATATCAGAACTGTACGTGGAGATAACAAAGACCCACTAACACAGTTTATGAAAGAGAGTGGTATTCCTGCAGAACCTGATGTCATGAAACCTGATAGCACAACTGTGTTTAGCTTTCCTATGAAGTCACCATCAGGTGCTATCACTAGAACTGAAATGACTGCTATAGAGCAGTTAGATTATTGGCTAGTGTTTCAAAGACATTGGTGTGAGCATAAACCTTCAGTCACTGTATCTGTTAAAGAACATGAATGGATGAGAGTAGGATCATGGGTGTATGATAACTTTGATGAGGTATCAGGTATATCCTTTTTACCTTTTAGTGAACATACGTATAAACAAGCACCTTACCAAGATATAGATAAAGAAGCATACAATAACTTGACAAAAGCTATGCCAACTGCTATAGATTGGAGCAAGTTGCAAGACTTTGAGAAAGAAGATACTACTAGTGGTAGTAAAGAACTAGCCTGTACTGCAGGTGTGTGTGAAGTTGTTGATATTGAAGCAACATAATTAAGGAGAAAATAAATGAGAGATATGATATTAAATGCCTCTAAGTCTTACTATGTAGGCTTAATAAATAAGCACATAGCTAACGTAGAGATATATTTAAGCAAGTCTGTAGGAATAGGAGAGCACTCTGATATCTTAGCATCTATAGATAAAGAGATTGCAGAGATTGGTAAGTATGATGACAGACTATCAATGATAATTAAATATTTAGAAAGGAGACAATCTAATGAGACAGAAGAAAAAAAGGAATCCAAATCTAAGTAAGTATGATGCACCACTACGCATTCAGTTTGAACGTGGTGCAAATGCTTTTAAAGGTAAGCAGTATGTACAGACTATTAAGAAAAATAAAATAATAGCTACAGTAAGTCCCTACAACCCAAATACAATGCAACATAGGGAATGGCAGAGAGGTTATAACTTTGCCTACTTTAAAAACTTGGAAAGGGTGAAACGTGAAGAAGCTAGAAGAAGAAGCCAAGAAGTTCATGCAGTTGCATAATAAAAGTATGATTACTGCAGACGAGTACCAACGAAAAGCAAAGGCAACTGCAATCTACCCCAAAAAAGATGCGTTGCCTTATCTTGTATTGGGACTTGTAAGTGAGGCAGGAGAGGTAGCAGGTAAGGCTAAGAAACTAATACGTGATGGGACACAGTACGACCTAGCATCTGAAATAGGAGATGTGCTATGGTATTGTGCTATGTTAGCATCAGAGATAGATGTTAGTCTTGGGAAGATAATGGAAGGTAACTTGGAGAAACTTAATGACAGAAAACAAAGAGGAACATTACAAGGTTCAGGAGACACTCGTTAATAAAGTTACACCTGTACATGACTTGTCATGGTATCTGAAATGGTCAGGGTCACTCTTGATTATGTCAGGTATCATCTGCAGGTCTGCAGGTGTGTTACCTTTTTATGATTTGATTGCATCCTGCATAGGCACAGGACTATTAACAGGTATGGCATACCTATGGCATGATAGAGCATTGCTCACAGTGAATGGGGTAGCCTGTGCTTCACTAGCTATGGGTATCATGCGTTCTTTATTTAGTGGTTAGTAATTTTCTCTGCTTTGATGGGGACAACTTTCGTAGCTTGTCACCCATACTACTTGCGTTTCTAGCTATATTATATAAATCAAATAAGTCATCATAATTACTAAAATCAGGCTCAAGGTCTTCTTTTGTCATAGGAAAAGTGCTTGAATATCTTTTCATTAACCTTTTTGCTTTTATATCTGTAAATAGTTTTTCTGCAGATATTCTAGCATCAGGATTTATACCTCTGTATCGCAACAATAAACCCTCTAATGTGGTCATATCACCTAAGTTTGCTTTAGCTTCTGCTAGAGATTGTTTCTTTATACTTTTTATATAAGAATCTATATTACCTCTAGCTTTACTCCTATCATATTTCATAGTTCCATCTTCTTGAACAGTTTGAAAGTCAGGATTTGCTTTTAATTTATCTAAATACATTGCCATTTCTTCTTGCAGAAGCTCTGCAGTCTTTTTATTTGCTAATCTATTTATATCTGCCATTGGTGTTTTAGCCATAAAAGATTGATAATCAAATCCCATTAGACCCAACTCTAATATGTAGTCAGGTGGTGTTCTGTTTAATGTAGCACCAAATAATACTTTCATAAAAGGTAAAACTCTTTCAGGTATATCTGTTACCCTAGGGTCTCTTGCAAAAGGCTTTGTGGGATCATCTGTAAAAGCATCTATTCTTCTTTTAAAGGGTAAAGTTAATTCTTTTAAGAAAGCATCCATACCATCATCATATATCGGATTTTCTTTATAATCTCTTCTTCTATCTGAATCAAATCTAAAATCACCAAATTGTAAAAGAAATTGTCCGTATCCTGTTACTGCTTCTCCTATAGTTTTTCCAAAAGCAGCAAGATAATTATTAACATCAGAAAATTCTTCTCCCTGCAAAGAGTCAATAAGTTCTGCTATTGTTTTGTCAAAAGACCTTATGTTTCTAAAGTTAGCACCTGATACACCCTCTAAAAAGTCTTTGAAAGCAAAACTTCTACCCTCTCCATCCATTCTGTGAAAATATTCACCTAGTAAAAGATAAGGTGTTATTATAGGACCATACACTCTAGTGTCTATTTCATTACCTTTACCATCTTGAATCTTATACCAATCAGTACCTGCAACACCATTTTCAGGGTCACGTAGCATGTAGCCTAAATATATTAAAGGAGCAGAGGAAAAAGCAGTAGCTACTCTTTTTATTTCCCTATCTCTTTCTGCCTTAGTAAAACCTTTTCCTGTAGCTTTTCTTGATACAGTTTTTAACAAAGCATGTCCTAATCCTACAGGACTATAGTTATACGTCATTTCCATAGCTTTAAACATAAATCTAGGGAAGGGTATTGCTAATGTACCATATTGAGTGATTAGAGTATTTAACTTTTTAAATATAGGAAACTCAGGATTAGAAGCAAAAGTAAAATCTAAAGCATCATCCACTCCTTTTTTTACTATATCTTCATCTAAGTACCTCATGAAAGTTCCATCTTCCATTCTTTGTACTAAGTCTTCTCCCTTTTCTGCCATTTGTCTATGAATAGATGCAGTAAATGCACCTCTTCTAAATACGGACTCTTGAAATCTATTAAACACATTAAAGGTATGTATTAAATTTTCCCACTTATCAAGAACACTAAATCTTTCTTTTTGTATATCTAATCCCTTTGGTGCTTTTGTTTTTTTCTTAACATCCACATTAGATATAGCATGTTGATTAGGGTTCTTCTTTCTCAATCTGTGTCCCACCTCACTATACTGATTCCACATTCTTCTAGTTTGAGTATCAAAGTTTTTTAATATAGCATTGGATATGGCTACAGAATCACCTGTGTTTACAAAAGTATAATTTAAGTGAGCAAATGTTGCCTTCATACCTTTTCTTTTGCTTGGATTAAATGCTGTTTCAAATAAGTAACCAAGTGTATCAATACCTGCTCTTGGAAATTGTGCTAAACCATTTCTTACTGCAGTGGCTACACCTGAAACTAATGTACCTCTACGTATATTTTCAAGTTTATAGTATAAATTATTGTAAGAGTTTGATGTTACAGTATTAGATAAGTCTTCATCAATTTCATCTGCAGTTTTTATCTTATTACCCCTAGCTAAATTTCTAGGTAATTTGGAAACTTCGGCAAGTGTTTGTCCTGCTCTGCTTATGTGTGACAACATCATTGCAGAAAAATCTTTGTGAGTAACACCATACTTAGCTAAGATTGTGTAAAGCTCATCTTTTTTAACGTAGTCATTCATTAAAAGCTCAAATACTCTAGAGCTAATCATTTCATCTTTACCTAAAGGTCTTAATGCATTTGTTAAAGATGCTCTAGCAGTTGTTACAAAATCTTCTTTACCAATGGTTTGCATAACACCTGCTTTATCCATGTCTATGAAGTCATCTATTCTTTTTTTACCATCCACAAACATTTCAGATACACCTGCTAAAACTCTTTGAAATGTATTAAAGTCTAAAGCAGGTTCAAGTATATCTATGGGTTGTTGTTTTTCTTTTAATAAACTAGCATCTAAAGCCTCTATTTTTTCTCTACCTGCTTGTTTAATAACATCTTCATTAATATTAACAACTTTACCCTTAGAATCCTTAACAACTGCTTTTTTACCAAAAGTCTTTTCTACATCTTTTGCAAAGCTATCAGAGAACTCTTTTGACTGATCGCCAATCTCTTTTATCTTTCTTTGGGCAACTTTTTGTTGTTCTGCTTTTACCTTTTTAACTGCAGTCTCTATACTCTCTTCACTTAGTCCTGAACCTTTTCGTAGCGACAATCTTTGCCCTGCACCTGATAAAGTTCCTGATATCACTCCTGATACACCTGAAACTGTTGCAGTTCTTTTAACATCATATTCTTTTCTTAGTCCCATCTCTATTTCAGAGCCTTGAATAAGAACATCTACCACCCCTGCTTGAGTAGCATCTATAGGAGCAGTTGTCGCAGCAGCTATTAGCACTTGAGATATAGTGCCTATTCCTGTCCTCTTAGCTAATTCTGTGGCAACCTTTTTACCTGCACCTACAGAGACTATTGTCAAAGGAGATGATATACCTGCCGATATATGCCCACCAACAGTATCAACTACATCTGCTACTTTTTCATATACGGACATACCTTCATATCTTTTTGCATCAGTTAAATCTCCTAATTGTAAGGTCTTTGAGTAGATTCTAGCTGCTCTTTTTCTCATGTCAGAAAACTTTTTTGCCTCGTCTAAATATCGTGTCTCTTCATTTGGAACTGTTGCATTTTTAGCATTTTGTAAGGCTAATTCTTCTTTCTTTTTTAAACCCTTTAACCAATCTAATTCTTGTACAGCATCTATTTCATTACCTGTCATGAATCTATAATGATCTAAAAAGTCATCTACTAGGTTCTCTTGATTTAATTCACCCTTTATAAAACCAAATAATAGATTATTAGTGCCTTCTTTTTTGTCAGTACCAAATCTATCTTCTCTGTACTGTAAGACATCACTATAGTATTGTTCGTCATTTATTAATTCTTTTTTACTTATTTTTTTTGGGGGAACTGCATCAATAGGAGTAACGACACTAGGAGTTGTGTCCACAGTTTTTGGGAAAAATTGTTCTTCTTTTCTTTTTTCTTCGCTTATACTTAAACTAGGGGATTTTAAAAGTAAACTTTCTTTTTCCCTTTTACCTTGTAGCATGTTAAAACTAGGAGAAGGTATAAGTGATTGTTCTTCTTTGAGTAGTGTTTCTCTATCCATTATTTCACCTATTATCCTAATATTATATCAGGTATTCCCAGTCCTAAGTATATATAATTTTTATTGTCATCTTTATTTTGATATATCCTACCTACAATTCTATCCTTCAATTCAAAAACACCCCCACCTTTCTTTTCTTGACCTATCGTGGCAGCTACTGGAATATTTTTACCTATAGCACCTAAATCATTTCTAACTTGTTGACTGGATATATAAGCAACCCCTTTTACAGGTTTTTTAGCATTTATTATTCTGTTAATTAAAAATTCAAACGAATCTTTTTGAGCATTCTCAGTTCTAGGACCAAACTCATTTGGTTTTAAAGTACCTTCTGCATCCTGTCCCACCTTTAATCCTTGTGCGTTGTATGCCAAGCCTAATTGAAAGTTGTACAATTTATTTATTTGATTTGTATCAAACTCTCCTGTTTCTAATTGCCTTACTAGCTTCTCTCTTTGTAATAAAGTATTTTTAGCACTTTGCCTTAAATTACCTGCTCTTAGTAAATTCATTTCATCTGCCACAGGACCTGCAGTTTCAACAGTAGGTCCTTCAGGTAAAACCTCATCAGGTTTATAACCTGTTGCAGATAACAAGTCTTGTTCAATTTTACCTGTATCAGGTGAAAAGAAAGCACTTTCTTTATATCTACCAAGACCTGCAGCTTTTGCTTTTAAATCAAGGACAGGCATAGGAGATATTTCTTGAGCATTTTTCTTTGCAATTTGATCTAATGTTCTTTCTGATTCAATAGTTTTTGCATTAGTTATATATGCATCTACATAATCAAAATCTGATGTTGCTTTTGTTGGGTTAGCTGTTAAATAATTTTGCAATCTGCCTTCAGCATCTTTATTAACATTATCTATTTTATATCCATGACTAGCATATATAGTATTAGCTATTTCATATTTAGCATTTTCACTTAAATTAGGTCTATCTGTTAAATAAGTATTTATAATTTGAGATATGTCTTTCTTCATCCTGCCTTCTAATAATTTTTGTTTGGCACTAGCTTTTTTTAAAGCACCAACATTATTGTCAATAAAGTTATTAAATGCATCATTATACTCTTTTGATTTTCTAATATCAGATGAACGTATAACCTCTGCAGCTTTACCCACTCCTATAGCTAATGATTGAAATGCACTTAATCCCATTATAATTCTTCCTCTTCGCTTTTAGGTCTAGACATTAAACCTTTTTTCTCTTCTTGTAAAATATTTTCAGATAAATCAGTTATCTCTGTTTGTTGTTCTTGTGTAACTTTATTGTCTCCTTTTAAAGATTCTAGTGCTCTTTCTGCCACCACAGGACTTGCCTCTATGTCCATTTCATCTCTTTCTAAGTTATACGGAGTTTGTGTAATATCACCAATACCTTTCAGATACTCTACTATTATTGGATTCATTAAAACTGCTATATCAACAGTGTGCTTTCCTTCCATAGTCCCTACCAAAGTCATTGTCTCTGCTATATTAGTTAAGGGTGTGCCACTCTCAAGCAAACCTAATACTTGATTTATAGTTTTAGGATTACCTATTCTAGGTATATAGAAATCTATAGCATCTTCAACTGTAGACATTTCAGGGGGAGTTTGCCAAGGTCTAGCACCTAGTTCATGCGTTAGTGACATTCCGGGAATAGGAGCATCTAATTCAGGCTCTAATTCTACTGACATTGTTATACCTCGTTTTCTGCTTCCATGTTTCTTTTGAAAGCATTTCTTATTGTTAACATATACTGCTTTGTACTTAACATATCACTTGATGTGTCTTTTTCTTTTCTTTGAAGTAAACTTTTTTTATTATTAGCTACAGGTTTATTACCCATTCTTTTTAACTCTTCATTAAGAGTAAACCAAGTTTTACGATTATTCTCTATATAATTAGCCATTAGCTAAACCATCCTCCAATTAAAGAATCTTTACCTGCAGTCAATATTGTTCCTACCATACCTCCAAGACCTGAAGCTGCCTTTGCGTCTGCTTCCATTCGTCTAGCCTCTTTCAGTGAATCTGCTTGTATGTTAGAAGTAGCTAGTTTATTGATTCTATCTAATTCACTCTCTGCACTTGTCCATGCCCATTCCATTGTATCTGCATAATATGTCCAAAGATTGTCATAGGCTTCTTTTGATATACCAAGAAGAGAGTTAGCATTTAACTCGTTTGCACGATTAACTGCTGCAGTATCTGCAGTAGCTATCTGTCTTCTCCACTGTGCGTTACTCTGCCCTATAACTAATTGATTTTGAGCATTGAACTGATCTCTTTGATTATTAAGTTCTGCATTAAATCTTTCTACAGTGTTAGCCTGTCCTGCATTAAACTGTGCCTGTGCATTAGCTTGTGTAGCATTAAACTGTCCAACTTGTGTTCCAAGATTAGCAAAGAACTGATCCACTTGATTCTGACTAGAAGCATTAAACTGTCTACTTGCATTGTCTGCTGCCTGATCTGTAAACAAGGCTTGTGTTCTTTGTTGTGCTTTAAACAACTCGGATTGTTGCTTGTTAGATAAATTAGCCATTTCTAGTTGTAAGAAGTTTTGAGCATTTTGCACTGCAGATTGTTGTCTCATACTTAAATTAGCAGTATCTAAGTTAGCTAAAGCAGATGCTTCTGCCATAACTAATGCTTGTCTATTAGATAAGTTATTTAAGTTTAGTGTATTTGCAGTACGAGAATTTTCTAAGCCTATCTGTTGTTCTGCAGTGAAGTTTACATTTGCTATATCTGATATTCTAGATGCATTTTGCACTCTTGCTTGAAAGGCTTGGTCAAACTCTTGACCTATAAAAGCTGCTCTTTGTTGAGCAGATAACATAGCTCTTTGTTGTCTATTTGATAAGTTTTGTGTCTCAAATGTAGCTACAGTTCTTGCATCTGCTTGTGCTATTGGTATAGCAGATTCCATAGCTGCCTGAATTAATGCCTGTCCTGCAATACTAGATGCACCCAAACCTCTTTGTTGCATAACTGCTTGGACACCTCTGATTGCTCCTGCTGCCCATGCAGGGGGATTAGTTGCATCAAAGTTTGCAGTTAACGTAGCTAGTTGTCCTGCTACAGTTGCCTTGTCTGTTGGAGAGGCAGTCGCTGCTTGAACCTGCTCTGTAAATTTAGATGCTTTATCTGCATTAGCTACAGAATCAATAAGCTCACCTGCTTGTATTTGTCTCTGCATTGGATTAGTCATCAAGATAGAATTACCTTGAGCAGAAGCTAAGTTACCTACGCTTGACGCAGTTTGTTGTGCTGCTAATACTTGTGCTCTTGGATCATTAGGTACAGTTGTAGCAGTTTGCAGTGTGTCTAAAGATGAATTTACTTGAGTTGCCACATCTTGAGCATTCATAAGATTAGCTTGTTGAATAGCAGGTTGATTTGTCATCGTAGTTTGAGACATGGTAGTTGGTACAGAAACTGTTCCTGCCACTTGTCCTGTTACAGGTGATATCATTTGACCTTGTTCTACAGGAACACCAAAAGGTGTAACAGTAGCTCCTGTAGGCAAAGTTGGATTAAATAATCTATCTGCAGAAACTTGTCCTATACTACCTGCATCAGAGCTAGGTGCTTGAGCAGGTGGAGTAACTGTTATTGGTTCAGGGTCTCTTGGGTCTACTAATCCTGATGGATATGTTTGTTGATATGAACCATCCTGTCCATAAATATCTCCAAACATAGAACTAGAACCTACATACAAGCTACCATCAGGTCTTAGTCGTGTAGACATATCTGCTGTTGCAGCACCTCTAAAGTTTCTCTCTAACTCTAATAGTCTAGGGTCAGGAGTTACTTGTCTAGCTTTTTCTATATCAAAACCCTCTTGACCAAATCCACCTGTACCCACAGGTATTTGATTACGTTGTCCATAATCTTGAGCATTTCTGCCTTCATACCTAGGGTCAAATCCGGGTGAAGTCACAATAGGTCCCAAAGTTCCCTCTTGTGTACCCAACATACCTGCTAATCTTTCAGGTGTTCCAATTTGCCCAATTAAACCACCACCTACAGGAACATTAAAAGGTCTTCGGTCAGGTTGCGTATAACTGACATCAGTAACACCTGCTCTTTCGGCAATCATAGAGTTGCCATATTGTTGTCCATCAGGACCATATACAACTGCTTGTGTACCAACTTGAAATGGATTAAAACCACCCTGTTGAAACTTACGTACAACACCACCTTTAGCCATCTCTTTTGCAGCTTCTTGAAAGACAATCATCTCTCTTTTTTTATCAGGATTCTGTTCAAGGTAACTATCAAAGTTAGCCATAGCACCTGTATAGCCAAGTCTACCTGCTATCTTTTGCATTGCCTGTGGTTTAAAACCTCTGAATATTGCCATTATCTATTTCCAATCAATATCTTATCCAACTTATCTTCTAATCTTTTGAGTGCATCCATAAGATTGTGCATATCATCTTT